TGCTGAAGTGATGAGTTTCACCACTATGAACATGAAGAATATGAGTGTGAGAACCATCAACAATCTCCATGAACTCAGAGCACAGTTGCTCTGCCAGCAGAATACGCGGAGCAACAACAACTGTGGTGGTGCCGTTGTTGATAGCATCGTGACGACGCTGTGTGTCAAGAATCATCGTCAGAGTCTTGCCACCACCAGTAGGCACAATGACCTGACCTTTATCGTATGAAAGCATACGATCCAGGATGCGTTCTTGATGGGGACGAAGTGAAAGCATTAAGTCCGTTTCAATATGGCCAATATACATGAAACCACCTCCAATGGGGGAGATGGTGGACGGTTTGGAGATTGGTTATGCTGCCATCAATAGTTTCTCCAATGGATTCAAATTAAGCTGCATCGCACTATATGGCGTTGTGTTGTTTATATCTACTTCTTTTCCGCACTTTTTATAGTTGACGGGAGCGTAGTAGCTTCGCTTCTTGGTGTTGTAAAATCCCCAGACAGACTTAGGCGGAGTATCAGTATAGGAGAAAGTAGCATGATTAACAATGCAAATACGTACAACATTACGCTTGAACTCATCAACGACATAGGAATAGCCTTTGGGTGGATCGTGTGGAAAATCAGCAGGAAGTTCAATCATCGTTATCAAGTTGTGGACGAAGATAGTTAGGATTATATCCCTCTCGCATCAATTCTAGCAATCGTGATTTACACTCATCTCTTGTCAGTTTGGTTGTGTTTGGTTCATCAATATCAACCCATCCTGATGTTACTTGTTCTTGAATTTTATACAGTCTCTGTTCCATATCTATCCGGTGTCATAGGTTCATCATCAACACTCAAGCTTTCAAACTCTGGATACATCGTTGTCACAACATATTGAGCTAAATTTGCATCTGGTGCCACAACATAAACATCAACAGAATAAAAATCAGATGTGTCAGAATCTTGCATTGCAAGTTCAACATTAGCTTTCCATACCCAGCCATTCTTAAGATGGTCTTTCCAGGTTACAATCATATCAGATTTCATGTAGTAAACTCCTCCACAATCTCAGATTGATGCTCATTAGCTAGTTGAAATGTTGGTGCCTTCATAATGTTCTCACGCAGACGATTGTAATACTGCTCATTGAAGCCACCATCTTCATCAACAATCAAATCAAAACATTCATCATCATGTTCTGCAACAACATTCCAGATTCCACCATACTCAGATGTAGGAAATGGAACAAAATGGTCAACAACGTAGAGAAATTTGGGTGCCATCATTGTGTGTGAATTACTCCTTGATTTTAGTAGATTCTTCAACAATAGTCAAGTTTACAAGTTGTCGATTCAACTCATAATGAATTGGTGAAAGGTGTTGATAAAGATAAGTTTTCAATTCATTATCTTTTACTAACTCGATTACATTATCAATTTGTTTCAGAGCACTTTTTATCCGCTCTATCTCTGTCACGACGTGTAGAACTCCATTAAGTAGTAATCTACAGTCACTTCAAGAGCAGAAGCTTCTGCTTCTGCTTGCTTCCAGAACTTAACAGCTACATCTTCAAGGTTTGCGGATTGGTCGGTCAAACTTGCTTGTTTGGTATCCTTCTTTGATGGCTTGGATGATGATGTTGTCATAGGAGTGAGAGTGGAGAGGTATGCTTCTATGTAGGAGAAAATCCTCACAGTCTTCTGCCAAAGCTTCCTTCAGTTCGTGAGGAAGTTTATCAAGGAAGCTTCTATCAATCATAGGTCAGAAATGTAGTTGGTATATTTAGGGGTCAGGATTCATTTTAGCAGTAGCAGCAAAGGTTTCGCGTTGTTTGATGTAAAGCTTAACGTATGCTTTGAGCATTGCTTTACAAGTATCTAAGTCACCAATGGTATCAATCTCCCTTGAGATCTTCTCAAATTCAAATGAACCATTGATGCTATTCAGTTCTATATCTTCTGGTTTCATACTGCTAATGCTCCTTCAGGAATCTCTACAGGTTCAGGTGCTACATTATCTTCAAACTGGTGCATATCGTAGGCGAACCAGTTACCATTGCGGAAGATGTAAGAGTATTCTTCATTATCAGTGAAAAATTCTTCCATATCTTTATCATAACGAGGAGGGCAATTCTCACCACGAGCAGAATAATACTCAGGGCCATACTTGTTACCATCGGTGCGATCTTTGCCCCAAACAGTATCATTCCAGCAAGATGACATGTCACCACCATCAATCAGTTCGGAAACTTTCTCCTTTGTATTGTAGTGCGTTTCAAGAATCCGACCCAGCCAAGTAGGATAACCATCCCAGTGATGATAGGCAGACAGAATAGAACCGTCATTGAGTTCGATGCCGATGCGTGAGCGTGTTGCCATGTGGTGTGGTGTTCCTCTCAACATGGCCAATATACATGAAATGGGAGGTCTGTATGGGAATGGTGGACGGTTTGACTGACTGGCCCTGACTGGTTTGGTGCTGCGTGCTGGTGGGTTCAGGTCCAGGAAAGCAGAACCCTGATGGCCACTAGACCGAAAACCTGTTTTTTCCATAATTTCATGCGAAAGGGGCATCAGGTCATCCCCGACACCCCCGTGATGGAAAATTTAGTTTTTAATACTAACGACCAACAACTGGGTTGACTCCCATAACTTTGGCAGTAGGATTTCTTGCTTTCGCTGTAGTCAGAGCATCATCCCTATTTGCTGCCATGACTTCTTCATTGAAGACTTTTCCACCAACAAACAATTTAACTTCCCACTTCATGATTAACTCCAGGATTTTGCAAGATTGAAATTTGCGTGAGAGAATTTCTCACGATTGACAAGTTTGAACATACCAAACTCATTGGTGCGAACATAACCCTCACCACCACATTGACGGTTGCCAATATATGATTTAGGTCCGTTGTTGCGACATAGGAACAGCATATCATCTTTGATGGATTTAATCAAGAGCCAGAAACTAATTAGGCGGGAATTGTAGAATGTTTCTGGAGAAACTTCCCGACCCTCTCGCACACACTTGTTCAGTTCGATTTTCAGTTTAGCAGCATCTTTCTCATCAACAAAGTCAACGAGTTGTGACATCTGCCGAGCGAAACCAATAACATCATCAAAATCCTCATCAATTTGCCATGCTTTTGGTTGGACAAACTTACAGGTATCAGTATCATCAAGATGTCCTAAGAATGGAGTAGCAACAGCATCTCGCAGAGAGCTACCATCGGGAACATGATACTGAGTATGTGGTGCTACGATGATGTCCTGACGGACAATCTCATCAAAGATGTAAGTTATCGTATTAGGTGTATAAGTATCATCGCCACCAAAACCAATAAAATCATATTGTATAATCCTGCTGGTAGCAGGGAGGCAATCAAGAGAATGATGCAGAATTTTAGCAACTGGCCCAGTGTGATTCTGCTCAATTTCTTCATGAGAGTGATTGATTTTGATTTTAACTTTGTTAAAGACACTTTTGGTTCCTACAAATCGTTTACCGTTTTCTGGATTGATACCAGCAACAATAGCTGGTGCTCCATCCATCTTAACAGAGAGGTGTGCATTAGTTGAGAACCAATCCAAGACCGATAAATCACCGGTCAGGATAGAATCTTCAGGGTGCTCAAGATGTGTGTTTTTCATGTCAATCAACCTCCGAACATTTCATCGAACAAATCACCAGATTCTTGAATTTCTGCGTGGCGATCGAGTTGGTCACGGGCATCAATCAGTGCTGCCTGCTTTGCTTTAATTTTGGACAATTCTTCGTTGATGTAGTGCAAACGAGTGTTAATCTGGCAACGGTCCATACCATTGACAGTCGGCATGTCGTAACTGATTCCGTTGATGATTCGTGGTTGCATCTCGACTGTCATGAATGTTCCTCTCAACATGGCCAATATACATGAATTGACCCCCCATAGGGAGAATGGTGTGCAGCTCGCTCACTGGTACACAGCAATCAATTCATTTACTTTTTTCCTGCTGGTTTTATTTGCAGAGATGCTCCGTCGTACCTGAATCGAATAGATTTCTGCATCTTTGTATAGTTCTCTAGTAGTAGGAACATCGTGGTTGCTAATGATCACTTTTGCACAACGATTACACAGAGACTCTGCTAACTCTGCTAACTGAATCTGCTGGTCATAAGTAAATCCCCCCTTTGCATAATCAGTGAAACTAGCAGTCTCTGAAGCAGGAACATATGGAGGGTCAAAGTAAACAACATCACCAGACTCAATATTCTCATAGAGTGCAGAATCTTCAAATGATGTTGACATAAACCGATGGCTCTTCTGAAGATAGTACATCCGAAATGTCATCATTTCATTAACGGGACACTTTGGATTCTTCATTTTTCCAAAGGGAACGTTGAATCCACCTTTGGAGTTGTATCTGGTCAGACCATTAAAGCAATGGCGATTGAGGTACACAAATAAACGTGAGCGTTCTTGTGTATCAGTGGACTGATTGAACAGGTCTCGCATATCATTGTATGCTTCTCGGTTATTAGTTTCATAAAAAAGTTCTTGACAGTGCTTGATAAAAGTATCATCATTTACATCTGTCACATGACCATAAAGATTGATAAGGTCACTGTTAATATCATTCAGCACATATTCACCAGCAGACACATTCAGTGCTACTGCCATACTACCACCAAACGGTTCAATGTATCGTTTTGGATCACCAATAATAGGCAACAAATGGGGCAGGACTCTAAACTTGTTTCCTGCCCACTTCAAAAAGGGTTTACGCATAAATGTAATCTTTCAAAACTGCACGAAGTGAATTATGTGGTCCTCTTTTCTTCATATTACCAAGTTTGATAAGATCGCTGGAAGAAGAAAGATAACAATCTCTCGGATACTTAAACTCATTAGTATTATCGCACCATTCATTCAAATCTTCAAGTGTAAAAGATTTGTTCAGTCCATTTTGCATAGCATAGATGAACACCAAGCGCAAGAAGTTGAGTTCTTTATACATATGCTCATTTCGATTTTTAGCACCCAGGATGTTAGCTCCACCATTAACATAGATGTTATAATCACAAACATCTGCATATTTACCAGTGTCTCTTTCAATGCAAAAGAGTTCCCACAAAATCCAATCAATGGCAGTTAATCGCAGTTTCCAAACATCTGCGGCCCGATTGCGAATCCATGCAGAGAAATTTTTATCTCCACTCCAGTTGATTGTAGACCCACCACGAACTTTGTTCCTACCAAACAATTTGTCTTGCCAATAATCTTCGACATTACTGTCTTTGAGTATTTTAATCTCAGAAACAAGTTCATTCAAAAATGGATTAAGATATGGTGCCTTACCGTTCATGTATGCTGCTGTCATGTCAACACAAAGAGCACGATAGATTTTACTATAGGTTGAACCAACGTTGACAATTTCAGCAGTTATTGGAGAAACTTTCTCAAAAATAGATAAATATGGTTTCACGGTATCTGCCATCATATCCACATCTTTGGGGACAGCACTGTTATCAATCAAACCAATAGGCCCATCCATGTCACTCAGTAACCACGAAACTAAATCTGATTTTCCAGTTGTGACATTTAATTTACCAAAACCATGTAGAACAGAGGTATAGTTATCGTTCTTAGATTTACCAGATGCAGTATGGTCAATACTACGATAAATCCGATTATATTCATCATTACTAGAAATCAGAACAATTTCATATCGAAGTGATGATTCTTCTTCGGGGACACAATCTGAGAGAAGATATCCATTTGGAATATCTAATTCACCATTAAGAAGTTTGCATAAAGTAACAACAAGAGTGTTACCATTCATCTGCTTAGGTGTCCACGCTTTAATAGTATTGCCGAATTTATCTTTAATATCAGTGGTTGGAACCACTATCATGTTTTCACGATTTGCTGTGTCGTGATTATAAAGAACATATCTTCCATTCTCATCTTTCTGCAGAAAGAAAGTTCGGTAAACATCACCTTCTGCTCTGTCTTCACTATTTCTTTGAAGTGTAACTGGTTCTAAAACTTTAGAATAAGATTTACCTCTCTTCTCAACTAATCCATCATAGAAAGGGAGATTCACATAGTGAGAGGATTTTTCTTCTTTGTGCATTTGTTTTGCGAGCAGCACAATTCGCTCAGTAAGAGTTTGAGTCAACATAGATGTTCTCCGGGTGTAGATTTGGAGTGTCAAAACGGATATGGGTTTGTTTTGACTGGACTTATTTAGTGTAGCAGATGTTCAGATATTTGTCAAACGGTTATTGTAAATGTACTTAACTCCAGATTGTTTGAAGTAATAAGAATAAGCAGATTGTGCGTCTGGTTTTGTAATAACAACACCATTCCAAGTGTTTCTGCTTGCACCACCACCTTGACCCTTGGGACGAATCTCTAAGATTTTAACTTTCTTGCCTTGATTCACAGCCCTGGCACTAATATACTGACCAGAATTAACTAGAGTGCGGATACGTTCAGTGATGTGATTATAATCCTTCTCCATTTGATTGTAAAGTTCAGGATGAGTATCTTTGGAAATTGCAAAGTTTTCACCAAATGTCCACTCGTCAATATCACCATCCTTGTTAATAGGCGCAAAGTGAACTTGCTGAATCTTCTCGTAGACAGCACTTTCATAGAATGGAACATTATTCATTGCTTCATAAAGAATCTCTTGAAGCATGATAATGTCACAACATTCAGCAGGAAGTTTTTTCAAAAACTTGAGAGTCTTACAATCACCACCATTACGGTAATCACATCGTTCGGAAGATTTAGGAATACCAATCTTCTTTTCAAATTCACTACCAACAGAACCTTTGTTGCGTCTAGTGATATTACTCAAAACATTAACTACTTTCTTTCCCTCATATTGTTTGGCTTTTGCAAATCCTTCTGCAAGCGTGGGTCGTTCGTCAGACATAATCAATCCTGTGTGAAATTGTGATCTTTTTCCCAAACCATGGATTCGGGATTGTTAATCTCATTATTCTTCCAGATGCCATAGAAGTGCATCTTTATCACATCAAATCCAAACTCTTCATTGATGTTCTTCCCAGCGAGTTTGGCAAGGCGACAGAACCCAGGTGCATGTCCTTTGGTTAAATGATACACACCAGATGCGTTGGCGTACATGTACCAACTACGGAGAATAGTAGGGTCAGCAGTTGGTTTTGCAATTTGATTGCGGATAAACTCTTCAATAAGTTCAATAGAGTACATAATCAGTAAGCGTAAGTGGAGAGGTTGCAGGCAGGAACGTGATAACCATTGTTGGGTTGATTTACATCATACACCCAAATAAGTTCACGGTCGTTTGATGCTTTGTAAGTCTTGAACCCAAACATGGGAACCAACTTTACCGTGAGAGCACCCCAATGGTACTGGGTCTCAAAATCGAAAGTCACTGGCAGGGGAACCTCCTCTCAACATGGCCAATATACAGAAAAACCATCCCCTGTGCGGGGATGGTGGACGGTTTGACTAACTGGCCATCAGACGTTCAGAAAATTATCAATCTCTTCAGTAGATTCTTCCTCTTCCATTTCAGCAACAGGTGCATAAGCAATAGTCATCTCTTTTACCAAACAATCATCAACAAATTGCTTAGTTTCTGTATTCATGACCTTCAGATACTTTTCAACATCCTTCACAGCGATGCAGTTTTCACCAACCGCAGTACGATACCACTGGTTGAAAGCACAGAACATGCGAAGGGCAGTGTTTTCCATGTTACGGGAGTGTTGAACAAGACCAGACCACCAAGCTTTGTCGTAGTAACGATAAGAATACTTGTTGGTTGCTTTCAACCACTTCCTAAACATCAGAGCAAGTGTGGGGTCATCAGAAGACTCTAAGGAATTTATGACGTTAATAATTGCACCATGAGTACGGGCTCCAATAGAACCATTCGGAATAATGTTGACAAGACTGCTAGAGATTGCATAAACAACCGATGGTTTAACGTAGCATGGGTGCTCTGCATAGGCGAGCAACTTATCAAACTCACTCTTAGTATCGTGCTCATAAATCGCATCGTCTTCAGATGCTCCAATATCTCCGATTCTAACACCTGCGGTAGAAAGGTCTTCGTCTAGTTTTTTGTCCTTTGCACTCAGTTTTCCAGACAACTTGTCCGACCGCATTTTATCAGTTTCGCTGATAGGAGAAGACCGACCATTCTTATCATCAAAGAATTGTTTTTCTGCACTGACGATTTCTTCGTTTGTAGCATCAGCAGCATGAACATCTTGGATATTCACTGCTACTTCTTCAACCCCACAGATTAAGGCCATGATAAGTCGGTGCATACCATCAGGAGAAGTGAAGTAATCAATATCTTCACTTTCGTATCCAAAGACATCAAGAACTCCAGCAGATTTGTGATTATATCCACCAATCTCTCTCAAGTTCTTGATGATGTTAGACCATTGAATGTTATCAATTCGCTGTACTTCTACAATGAACCAAATGTTAGAGACTTTGATTACTTTTTTATCTTTACGATTGGGAATGTCTCCAAGTGGTCCGTCGGATTTAATTTTCTCCAATGCAATAAGATGTTCGACTTGCGTCTTAACATCGGCGGGCATCGTATCAAGAATGTCCTGTGCCGTTTTGATTGTCAAAGTTTGTTCTTGAGCGGATTGAACTTCATTCATAATGGGATTAACCTCCTGGGGTCGATTACTTAGCTAATATACATGAATTTGGTCGGTTGTGTAAGAGCCCCGACCAGTTTGCAGATCGTCCACCAATCAGCAGGTGGCGCGGCCGATTAGAGACCCTGCTCCGGCACCTAAAACAGTGCCAAGAATAGTGTGCTTGGACTTCTTACCACCGACAGCATATCGTCCAGCAAAACCTCCACCAAGAGCACCTAAGCCCATGCGAAGCATCTTACCTTCACATTGTGCCTGATGCACTACGATTGGTTGCTGTGGTTGCTGATATTGCTGTTGTGGATATTGTTGTTGTGGATAATATGGTTGCTGATATGAACCATAAGGATGCGAATAATGATTCATAAGTTGATATGCTCCACCACATTCTACACGATTGCGGGCAGTATCCACACGACCTCGAATATAGTTTCCACTGGAATTGATTCGACCAGGAGTATAAGTTTCAGTTACTTCATGCTGTTCACATGGTTCAAGAAAAGTTGTTGACTGTGCTTCTACTGAAGTAGGGACAATTATTGTTCCCAGTGCAAGTAATGATGCTGTCAGGAGTTTCATACTAAAGTTGTATTTGTGGCCAAAATACTACATTTATTTGTAGATGTCAATAGGTAGTGGACAGTTTACTTATTGTCCTTGCGTACTTTTTTTAACTCTTTCAATTCTCCCTTTATCATTTTATAGGATAGCTCTTCGTCTATCTTGCCAGCAAGTTCCATCGCACAAATAGTTTCTACTCTAATTCCAAAATCTCTCAATGCCTTCTCAAAATCATTCAGATTTTGATACATTTCTTTCTCCTTGTGTTACGTTTTCGATATATTATATTTATTCACTTGCTCTCCATTCTTTTCTCATACCCAGATACACTGAATCGTAGGCTACTCTGTCTCGGACTTCTTTGAATATTTTTGCAGATTTCGCTTTGACATTGTGAAGTGCATCTGCCTGTTGGGGTCTAATGGCACCGTCTTCAGTATATTTCCGTCCAGAAGAATGATTTGCATACCTACGGGAGCGCGTAAATCCCATTTCAAGGAATTTCCGTGCCATATCCATTCCAATGAAGTCTCCATTGTCTTTATAGTCAAGGTACATGGAGTATATCTTAGCAGAAGATTTGCGAGCAGCAGTCTCATTCACAAACCTCCAATGAGCACAAATGTCGTTAGTGTAAGGCCGTACCAATAACACTCCTTGTTCTCCCCTTCCAATGCGATAAAATTTGCGAGTTTCTGCATCTGTGAAGTCAAGAGACTTGTAATCAAGGTCATAGTCAAACTCTTTCATGTGAAATTGTGGTTTGTATATTTCATACTTATACCCACTCTGGTTTGCGTTCTGGTTTGCGTAGGTAGTTATCACTTACCCAAGGCTTAGATGAAACATACATCTTGTATGCGGTGAAAGTATCAATAGTGTCGTCATATTTGAACTCATCGGGCATGGCACGGGTAAAATCATCTGCCATACCATAACATACAATCGCTTGATCAGTCTTCTTGTGGAAAATCTTTTTCGCCTCAAATAATGTTTTCTCACACGAATGTTCTTTACCATAACGATAACGATATTCTGTAGATAAAGCACAACCGTGTTGAATCAACCATGCCAAGTTGTACTCATTTTTACTAGCCCAAACTGTGCAGGGATGGTTTCTAAAGGCACCTTTCTTAGTCTTATAGGGTGTACCATCCTTCTTGTATATTTTACCCCAGTTTAGATACCATTCGGAGTAAATGATAGCAAGCATCTGACAACATTCCAGTGGCATTTTGACCACATGCTTATCAGGAAGTACCTGTGCTGAATGTTTTGGGTCTGCACAGGTGGCGAAGATGTTCATGATTCTGTGAAATTGTGAATGACTGGTTCCTCATTCTTTAGTATATCATACAACTCGGGACATGACGCAGACGAAATCGGAATAAATTCTGTCTTTGAGTCAAATCCTTCACTACGAATGGCTTGATTGATAACGATTGAACCATTCTCACCAGAAATAGAGCGATGGTATGTCATTGGTGGAATGACAAGAGCACCACTTGAACGATTGAGATGAACAATGTGATATGGATACTTCCATTCTTTATTCACCAATTCAAAAGTGCGCGTCCCAGATAATACACGATTGTTGTCTGTCTGATGATAATGAATGTAAAATTGTTTCGCACCTACACAATCATTTGGTGGTGAGATAGCAGGGCCCTCATGGACAACGAGATCAGACGCATTTGAATCTTCTATTGAAATATCATAGAAGATAACTGAATCTGTTTCACGAAATACGCGATGCTTTTTGAACACTACACTACTCATAATATCTCCTTAGGTATAAACCAATACGATACTGACTGCCAGTATTTACCAAGCAAATAGGCCTGATAAAAGTCTTTTACATCATCAAATGTATTTCTATATTCTTCTGGGTAAATTGTCAGACTCATGATTGAAAAAATCACGACATGAAAGAATGAACCAGCAGGGTGATGTCCTAACTGAAATCCAAGCAATTTAGCTTCATCATTGACACTAAACCCAAGACCAAAATGTATATGTAATTGGTCATGAAGTTTAGTATCTTCACCAATTCCAGGTATCCAATTTTCTAAGAACTGAATGTAAGGATCAGGTTCCATAAGTCATCAATTTACTAACACCAATTACAATAAGGAACGATAACATGATTACCATATCCCACATTTTATTCTTAATAAAATAAGGGATTGTAAAAAAATCGGCAATCAAATGAACAATAACTCCAGGAAGAATACCCACATATATGATTGTAAAATGAGAACACACGATAAGAATACATCCTAGCATCCTCATATTTGATAGTGTTATCATTTGTATTAGAGTTTTCCTGCAACAACACCAGAGTTCACGACACGGGTGTAATCTTGGAGTGTCCCATCCTGTAGACATTTGAGATGCCATCGTGTCATTTCAATAACACCATCTTCAGTAGCTCCAGTAAGGAAACGAGCACCATAAGGTTCCTTGAGAATACTCATATAGAGACCAAAACGAGTCTTCTTAATATAAAAAGCATCATCAATCCAAACAACATCTGCTGGAATATTTTTCTCAATAGAATCAGGAGCCAAAGATGTTTCTAGTACAGCTCTGTTTTTTGGTTTGAATTGATTCAGAACCTGATACTCTTTCTTCTCTTCGTTGTTTTCTTCATTCATTGAATTACCTCCCAGTTGTCATCAGACGATTCATTGATCCAAAAAAAGTATTTACCACTGATAGATGCAAGGAATACTTTACCATCCTCTCGCCGTTCTACACGACAGGAGTGTAATGAACTCATTTCATTTGCGAAACGATTTTTAGCTTTACGTGACTTTGGTTTCACGCACATGAACTCAGTTTTCATGTAGTCTTATGATTACCTAGCCAATATAGCACAAAAAAAGAGGTCTTGCGACCTCTTGTGACAGTTATTTGAGTGGTTTTTATACAATCGTAAAGAATATATTTAACTTATATCAAGGGTTTGAAGTACATCAACCCAATATGAACTTGGTATATTTTGAATTGTATGTGAGGGTGTTGCTGTTGTAAAAGGTGGAGTATCTATGTTTGATGAGCTTATGTTGCCATGTGATCCAGGCACAGATGTAATCCAAAGAATTGTTGTATCATTAGAACCGGTCAGATCTCCATAAGTTCCAATTAATGCCGTATCAAGAGGAAGATGAAGATTTGCTCCTTCATAATCGGTCGATTGTCTCATAGCACCAACAACTAACCCATCATCACTCACATCCAGGGTTAAATTATAAAGACTGGTAGGAATATTAGAATCAATAATTTCCGTTTTCCAAATAAGATTTCCATTTGAATCAACCTTAGCAACAAGTATTGGATTTGATGGATATATCTTGGTGTCGTGTTGTCCGCCAATGTAAACATTTCCAGAATTATCAGTTATCAATCCAGTTACGCGGGTAGGTCTACTCAGTCCACCAGCAACACCAGAACCACCATTTACATTCGCATTAAATCCGCGTCTCCAGATTAAACTTCCTGATGTATTGTACCTCAATAAAAGTGCATTTGATCCGTAACCATCTGTTTGCCAAAATCCACCAACAAATATTCTATTAGAACTATCTATAGAAATTGATCTATGACCATCATTATCGACGTTTTCATAATATCTGCCCCATTGGTAAGATCCACTAGAGTTAAATTTTATAATAAATCCAGATATCGTGTTGTTTGTTGCGGTTGTACAATATCCATCACCAATCATATATGGATTGCCGGAAGTATCGACTGCTACGTCATATCCATTAGTGTAAATATTAGAAGGAGATGTAAATCTACGTTGCCATTGGAGAGTTCCCGAACTATTCCATTTAGCTAAGATTGCTTGCGAGTAACTGGAACCAGATTGTTTATATCTACCAGCAGTGTAAATATTTCCAGAAGAATCAACATCTACACCATACCAACTATCTGCTGTGGTTTGGCCAGAATGTCCATAAGACCTTTGCCACTCTATATTACCATCAGTGTCTAGTTTTACTAACCAAGGATCTCTATATCCAATTGTTGATTTCGATCGTCCAACCGCATATATGTATCCTCCAATAACTTTACCACTAGAGAAATAATTATCGTAACCACTACCATATGAAATATACTTCTTCCATATTGTTTCACCACTCATATCTTTCTTGATTATGGTTGGGTGGAAATATGAACTACCTGAATTTAAACTTCTACTGTATCCAAATGAATATACATGACCATCATATACACTAACCTTTTCTATGTAATCAGTATCTGAATATTGATTGCCCCCCATATAATTATACCAATAGGAAACAGATGCAAAATATTCTGCTAGAGTAGTATTTTGTGCTTTATATGAAGTACCCGCGACAATGCCACCCCGACTCGAACCAGCTTCAACCAACATCCAACGTGTAGTTGATTCTGCTACTTTGGTTTTCAAATTTGAAGCCTTCATTTTGTAAGAGTTATCACTATTATCATTAATCAATAAGAACTTATCAGCATAAGAACCCTCACAATTAGCAAGTAAGTTAGCTGCTGTTACCTTCTTGGGTGTTCCTCCATCATCTATGAGGAATAAATCGTTATCTTGTATTGGCATAATAGATTAAGCAGATTTTGTCTCTTACGAAAGTTACTAAATTGATTACTAGAACCTGGATGCGTACCAGATTCTTGTCCATGAACCATTATTAGGAGAAAGAATAAACTTTCCAGCATGTGAACTATACCAAATGTTTCCTTCAGGGCGTTCACTAAAACTATGAGACCAATTATGGTTAGGATTAACACTGTTCCAAGTAGTTCTTGTCCATGAAGCAGCATCATCGTTTGAAACATAATATGCCTCATTATCCATCATTACCCACTGACCATTTCCATATGCCAAACCTCTAATCGATTCCGAATTGTTAGGTCCTTTATATAAGTACCAGGTTGATCCATTATCAGACCAATATCCCCATGCACCATAATGATTACCAGTAGAATCACTCTGTATGAATTTACCAGGCATTGCAATTATTCTTCCAGTAGTTGGATTCATTTCAATATGAAAATGGGTACTGTTAGAATTATACTGAGCACTATGAGGATTTTGAATAGTTGCGTAAGTGCCATCAGGTTGTAATTGGCTGCTAGGTGAGACTGTATGTCGCGACATACTTGTTGGGCTTGTTCCACTCCACATTAAGTCTCTATAATTTCTTTGTGACCCTGACATTTCTTGTTGTCTGGCACACATAATCCAACGTCCATGTGCATATATTCCATTAGCAAAGGAAACATATTGATTCTTATATGGGTTAGTGTAATACCAATCTGTATGACGTTGATTAGTCATATAGTGACCAAAACTACTACCATTACTAGAATATTTGTAACCACTTGCATAGTACGTAGTATCATAGCCAGCACCAAGTATAATTTCATCTGTACCTGGTTTGTAGATACTACCACACTGTTCTTCTAATCCACTCTGACGACCAACAGAACTAGCGTTACCATTTGCATCAATCTTATATGTATAGTTGTTGCTGTTAAAACCACCCTGAGTACCAATCAAATATGCGTGAGTACCACTAAAATGCATCCTACTTCCATATGACCCGTTACTATTATATGAAAGACTTGGACCCTTTGCATCCCAAGTAGCTAGTTCCGTATCAGAGGAAGTATACGCCTTTTGTTGATGCGAACTGCCTGTATAAAATCCCCATGGTTTACCATCCATTGGAGAAACACCACTAATCCAAATATAACTAGGAAGATTATTGGAGGTTGGATTGTTAGTAATGTTTAAAGTAGGATCCGAAAGTGCAACATTAGTTCCATACTGCCCATCACCATCACCATACCAACCAGGTAGTGCATTAGGGAAGTAGTCAGATAATAAAGTATTTTGTGCTTTATATGAAGTACCCGCGACAATGCCACCCCGACTCGAACCAGCTTCAACCAACATCCAACGTGTAGTTGATTCTGCTACTTTGGTTTTCAAATTTGAAGCCTTCATTTTGTAAGAGTTATCACTATTATCATTAATCAATAAGAACTTATCAGCATAAGAACCCTCACAATTAGCAAGTAAGTTAGCTGCTGTTACCTTCTTGGGTGTTCCTCCATCATCTATGAGGAATAAATCGTTATCTTGTATTGGCATAATAGATCAAGTAAGTTCGTTGAGGTTAGAGAGTGAATAACCAGCGGTAGTAATAGTTCCA